GGCCGCAGCCGTTGGTAATGGCCTGACACCGCGATGGCGAGTGAAAGAGCAAGAGCTTCGCCAGGAGTTGCAGGAGCTTTGGGGCGATTGGGTAAACGAAGCGGATTTCGATGAGGTTCAGTCGTTTTACGGCTTGCAAGCCCTTGTCGTTCGCACCGTTATCAACTCAGGCGAAGCGTTTGTAATCAAAAAGCCTCGTCCATTGAGCGAGGGGCTTTCGGTTCCTCTGCAGCTACAGATTATTGAGCCGGATATGCTGGCCAGTGATATTCCTGATGAAACGCTGCCAAGTGGTGGTTATGTCAAAGGGGGTATTCGTTTCAGCAAGGGCGGCAAACGTAAGGCGTATTGCTTTTATCGTAACCACCCGGCTGAATCCAGTTTGATTGGTGATCCTGTCGATACGGTATGGATTAAGGCCGAGCACGTTCTTCACGTTTACCGTGTTGACCGTCCCGGTCAGACGCATGGTGCGCCATGGGTTTCCAGCTGCTTGCTGCGATTGAATGAGCTGGACCAGTACGAAGACGCTGAGCTGGTCCGTAAGAAAACCGCTGCGTTGTTTGCCGCCTTTATTCAAGAGGCAACGGCAGACAGTACCGGAGGGCCAACAATTGGTCAGCCGAAGCGAAGCAAAGGCGGAAAGCGAATCACCGGCCTCAACCCCGGTACGTTGCAGTACCTGCAACCAGGGCAGGAAGTGAAGTTTTCAAACCCTGCTGATGTGGGGACAACTTATGAACCGTGGCTCCGGTACCAACTGCTTAGCATTGCTAAGGGCTATGGCATCACTTACGAGATGCTGACCGGCGATTTGCGAGGGGTGAACTACTCCAGTATTCGCGCTGGGCTCCTTGAGTTCCGTCGTCTCTGTCAGCAGGTTCAGCACCACATGATCATTCACCAGTTCTGTCGGCCTGTAGGGCGTTGGTTTATGGATTTTGCCGTAGCCAGCGGAGCGGTGGTCATTCCTGACTACTTGCAACGCCGCCGCTATTACAACCGAGTCAGCTGGCGCACTCCTCGCTGGGAAGAAGTGGACCCGCTCAAGAAACACCTGGCAGACCTGGGTGATGTGCGGGCTGGCTTTGCGCCGATTTCGGATAAGCAGGCAGAGCGCGGTTATGACATGGAAGAACTGTTCGACATGATTTCTGATGCGAATCAGCTTATTGACGAATATGACCTGCGTCTTGACTCTGACCCTCGTTATGTCAACGGCAGCGGGGCAGAGCAAAAGTCTGTTATGGAGGCAGCACTGAACAATGAGTAAAAATCTGTTGCCATTGCTGGCCCAGCGGGTGTTTAACGCACCGATGATGATGCGGGCCAGTGATTTGTCGGCCATTGCGATGGCGCTGCACGACCGCTTCCACATTGAAGCCTCAGAAGTGCAGGCCCTAGCAAACACAGGCCAGTACCAAAAGCGCAAGGCGTACCAAGTCACCAAGGAAGGCTGGGCCATCGTTCCAGTGATTGGTGGCCTGGCGCACCGAGCCGGGAAGATTGATGCGGATTGCATGCCGATTACCAGCTACGAGTTGATTCGTCATGACTATGACACCGCACTCAATGACCCGGAAGTGAAATTGATCGTCATGGAGTTTGACTCTGGCGGTGGTGAAGCGGCGGGCTGTTTTGATTTGGCTCGTCATATTCTCAGCACCCGGGGTAAAAAGCCGGTGATCGCGTTCGTGAATGAGTCCTGTTATTCCGCTGCTTATGCCTTGGCTTGTTGTTGTGATCAGGTATTCCTGACCAGTTCAGCCGGAGCGGGCAGTATCGGTGTAATTTGTGGCCGTCTGGACCAAACCGAGTACAACCGGAAGATGGGACTCAGTATTGAACTGTTTGTCTCCGGTGATTACAAAGCGGATTTCTCTCCGCACAAGGTCCTCAGTGACGATGAGCGCCAGCGACTGCAGGCGTTGATTGTTCAGCTGGGGAGTGAATTTCACAACCTGGTGGCCGAAGCCCGGGGCATGACCGCCGAGCAGGTCAAGGCGTTGAAGGCTGGATGCTTCACAGGCCGAGTGGCCGTGGACAATGGTCTGGCTGATGGCGTGATGTCCCAGGATGAGTTTTATAACTACCTACTGAATGAGCAGGAGTCGGATATGTTCTTTGGAAAAGGCAAAGACAAAGACCAAGGCACCCAGGCCAGCTACACCCAAGCCCAAATGGACGAAGCGGTGAAAAGCGCAAAGGCCGAAGCCACCCAAGCGTTGGCAGCGGATGCTGCAAACGCAACCAAGCAAGCCGTCACCGAAGCGGTTCAAGACTACCAGAAAAACACCGAAGCCCGTCTGAAAGGCATCTTTGATGCTTGTGCCACCGTTGGCCGCCCAGATATGGCTGGTGAGCTGATGCTGTCGGACCTTTCTCTGGAGCAAGCCCAGGAGCAGCTGTTCGCTAAGATGGCGGATGAAGGTGAAGAACTGCAAAACCATACCACTGACCCGGAGGCAAACGGCCAGAGCCGCAACTACCTCCTGGAAATGTGCCAGGCTGCGGCAAAAAACGCAGTGGAATCTTAACCAGTAACGGGGGGCGAACATGCCTGTACACGTAGAACCCAAGAGCCTGCGCGATGTCCTGCTTTATGAAGCACAAAACGGCTATAGCCGTTCGGTCATGGCGCTGAATGTAACCGAGTTTGGGTCGGTGGTGAACGCTGCCGGTGACCTGATTGTTCCAGGCGGCACTGCTGCCGAGAAGAAAGCAGTCGGCGTAGTGGTTGCCAAAGGCACCGTGGTCGATGCTCATGCCATTGTCCTGCAAAAGGGCCTGGTCTTCCCGGACGGCATCACTGATGTCCAGAAAGCGGCAGCACTTGCTGACCTGAAAGCCATTGGCGTGAAAGCACGCTAATACCACCCAAATATCCTAAAGCCCGCCAGTGAGCGGGTTTTCTTGTTTTAGAGGGCCAATTTAATGGAAATGGCAAACCCTTTTGACCATCCGTCGTTCAAGGTTGCGTCTCTGACCGAGTCCATGAACCTACTGCCGGTCAATTACGGTGACAGCCGAGCGCTGTTTGCCCGTGAGAAAAAAGTGCGTACCCGCACCATTCTGGTAGAAGAAAAGAACGGTGTTCTTACTCTGATCCAATCCCGTGAGCCTGGCTCAACGGAGAACGTAGCGAAGCGCGGTAAGCGCAAGGTTCGCTCTTTCGTTATCCCGCACCTTCCTCTGGAAGATGTGATCTTGCCTGATGAGTACGAAGGTCTGCGCGGCTTTGGTACCACCGCTTTGGCGGCTAAATCTGAGCTGGTGAAAGAGCGTCTGGAAACCATGAAGTCTAGCCACGACATCACCCATGAGCACTTGCGCATGGGCGCGAAGAAAGGCCAGATTCTGGATGCTGACGGCACCGTGCTTTATGACTTGTATGCCGAGTTCGGCATCACCAAGAAAACGATCTACTTCGACCTGGACAACAAAGATGCGAACGTGGCCGAGTCATGCCGCAAAGTGTTGCGCCATGTAGAAGACAATCTGCGCGGCGATGTGATGAAAGACGTGTCTGTTGATGTGTCTGAAGAGTTCTTCGACAAGTTCATCAAACATGCATCGGTGAAAGAAGTCTTCCTGAATCACGAAGCTGCAGTGAATCGTCTGGGTGGTGATACTCGCAAAGGCTTTAAGTTCGGTGGCCTGATCTTCAACGAGAACCGTGCTCGCCATGTGGATGAAGAAGGTGAAGAAACCCGATTCATCAAAGCGGGTAAAGGTCATGCGTTCCCGACTGGCACCACCAACACCTTCTTTACTGCCTTGGCCCCTGCTGATTTCAATGAAACCGCAGGCACACTTGGCAAGCGTTACTACGCGAAGATGGAGCCTCGCCGCATGGGACGTGGTTTTGACCTGCATAGCCAGTCTAACGTGCTGCCGATGTGTTGCCGTCCTGGTGTGCTGGTTGAGTTGGATGCTGCGGCCCAGCCTGCTGGCTAAGGGGTGATAGATGAACGAGCAGAACCGGGACCTGCAATTGCGGGTCCTGCGTGAGCAGATTGAAATTTGGGGTGTAAAGGCAACTTGGGTGAGAGCGGATGGCGCAACTGAGACCGTAGAGGGCTTGCTCTCTCTGGCTGAGGGGGCTGTCGATGCGAGTTATAAAAACCCGAACCAGTTCTTCCAAATTGATGTGGCTCAGGTGGCGGGCGTTTTCGTTATGGAAACCGACCTGGTGCCAGGTGATCACGGTGACCGGCTAATGGTCAATGGTGAAGCCTTCATGGTTCTGCCGTTCAAAAGTCGTACCGGAAATCAGGCGCAAACCCATATCCCGCTCAAGCCATGGGTAAACAAAGACCACAACTGGCGGTGACATGCTGCAGCTGAATCTTCAACTTGATCAAGAGCTGGCCTACCTTGAGGCCCAGCTGATGGCTTCTGTTCCTCAGATACAGAAAGCTATCGACCGGGCGTTAAAGAAGACGGCCCGTTGGCTTGAAACGCACAGTAAGCGAGAGCTTGGCCGTGAGTTAAAGCTACCCATCAAGGTGTTAACGGTTCGTTTTCAGCACACCTTTTACCTGAAAGACGGTGAAAAGGCGGTCAGTGTTTGGTTTGGTCTCAATCCTGTGCAAGTTCGTCATATTGGTAAAGTCAGGCAAAACCGCAGAGGTACCCGTGTTGGGAAACATCAATTTGATGGTGCTTTCTCTGCTGCCATGAAAAGCGAGCACTTGAATGTGTTTCGCCGTAAGGGGCGAGAGCGGCTGCCGATTGAGGTGGTTCGCTTGCCAATTGAGGAGCAAAGCAACCCCATTTTTGAGCGGTACTATCAGCGGGCGCAGGGGCGGTTTACTGAGCTGCTGCGCCAAGAACTCAATTTTGCATTGAACCATGAGGGCGCATGAGTCAAACGACAATTACCGAAGTGCATGAGGCTATTAAAGCCAAGTTGCGCGAGACCTTCCCCAAGGTGACGGTCGACGACTACAACCCAGAGCCTGAGCTTTCCGTACTGGCTCCAGCATTACTGCTTGAGCTTGAGGAATTTCCTATGGGTGCGGATGTCGGTGATGACCGCTACCCGGCAGCCTGCCGCTTCTCTGTTCATTGTGTTTTGGGCTGGGAAGTTAAAAGCCTGGCGTTGGAGCTGTGGGAATTTTCCGCAGCTGTGGCCCAGCTGATTCGCAAGAGTGGCGTATGGGTGAAAGGCGGGGTACTGACTAAGCCAGAAGGCTTGGAAGTCTACCCCGGCAGTTTTCGCAAGGACACCCAGCAGGGGTATGACTCCCGTGTTGTAACCTGGAATCAAACCTTGTACCTGGGCGAGTCGATGTGGAATGCGGATGGAATTACGCCGCAAGAGGTTTACCTGGCGTATGCCCCGGGCGGTGATGTGCCACCGGCAGATGAGCATGAGAAGGCAGAGTATGCAGGGGCTCCAAATAGCTGAGATTGAGCGCCTTCTTCATGGTTTGGTCCGTGTTTGTACCGTGAATGACCATGGTGAAGGAGGCCAAGTAAAGGTCACCGATGGTGAGCTGAACAGCACTTGGTTAGACCGAGCGGTTGACCGGGCTGGTGAAGACCGAGAGTGGAAGCCGTTGGACATTGGCGAGCAAGTTGTTGTGCTTTGTCCCTCTGGTGATTTTGCTCAAGGGATCATCATTGCCAGCTTGTACCAGGAAGGGCATCCGGCACCCAGCAGTAACCTCAATGAGGAGCGCAAGGTGTTTAAGGATGGCACGGTGGTGAGCTATGACCGAGAAAGCCACCGGTACCTTCTGGACGTGAAGGGGGCCGATGCCACGGTTGATGTGATTTCAGCGGGGACGCTGAATATCAAAACGACAAAAGACATCAAGGTGGAAACCTCTGCCAATGCCAAGGTGAACGCCAGCGGCAATGCGGATGTGACTGCCGCAAAAATCGGCCTGAATGGTGGTGCGCCGTGCGTTACAACAGCTCATACTTGCCACTTTACTGGCAACCCTCATGGGGATGGGTCCAGCACAGTGACGGCGGGGAAATAACATGGCTTTAAATGCTCAGACTCTTGAAAGCCTGATCACGTCAAAATTGCAGGCGGCAGGCTTTAAAACCTCTGGTCAACATGCTCAATCCGCCAAGATGGCTAAAGCCATTGCAGAGGCCGTGGTGGAGCATATCACCGGAGCGGCAGAAGTGCCGGTCACTGGCGGTTCCAGTGCTGGTACATACAAAGTTAAGTAGGTGGAATATGCAAGGGATGAACGCACAGACCGGTGTTGTCCTGTCTGGGGTTTCCCACTTGCGCCAGTCCGTCCTCAATATTTTGACCACCCCGCTGGGTAGCCGTGTCTACCGGCGAGAATATGGCTCCCGACTTTTTGATCTTATAGACCAGCCGACCAATGAAGCCTGGGCTGTGGAGGTGTATGCCGCCACGGCAGAGGCTTTGGCCCGTTGGGAGCCGAGGATAAGGCTCAAGCGGGTTCAGGTTTACCGCCAGGATAACGGCTCCATGCTGATTGACCTGGAAGGCGAGTACCTGGTCAACGGTGAGTCGATTCTTTTAGACGGCCTGCAGGTGGGGTGATATGACCGCATTTAAACTCTTGGACCTGTCGAAGGTCCCGGTCCCGGACATTATCACGTCCCCGGACTTTGAAACGAAATACGAAGAACTAAAGGCCATCTTGGTCGGTTTCAATCCAGATTATGCCGAAGTGTTGCAGCTGGAGTCTGACCCGTTGGCTGGAGCCTTGCAAACCTTCGCTTATCGCGAACTGGTGCTCGAGGCCAAAATTAACGATGCCACCCGAGCGAACATGCTGGCATCGTCAAAAGGAAATGACCTGGACGGGATTGGTGCTCGCTACAACGTGGAGCGACTGGTTGTTCAGGAAGGGGATGAGCTGGCACGGCCACCGATTCCCCGCATCATGGAAGATGATGACAGCTACCGCCGCCGGATTCAGATGGCGTTTGATGGTTTGAACACGGCGGGCAGTGATGATGCTTATGTGTTTCATGCACTGTCGGCCAGTGGCAAGGTGTTGGATGCGGATGCAACCAGCCCGAGCCCGTGCAACATGGTGGTGACGGTATTAAGCCGGGACGGCAACGGCACCCCGGATAATGACCTGCTGGTTGCGGTTCGCCGTTACTTCGGTTTGACCGATGATGGTTTAGCGCCTGCCAAGCAGACGTCAAAGGTTCGCCCGTTGGGTGATCGTGTGATGGTGGTTCCGGCCAATGTGACCGAGTATGCGGTCGTTGCTGAGCTGACGATTCTGCCTGGTCCTGCTGGTGATGTGATTCGCCAGACTGCCGAAGCGGCGGTGCTTGAGTATGTCAACGACCGGCACAAGCTGGGTTATGACGTGACCCGCTCTGGTCTGTATGCCGCCTTGCACCGTCCAGGCGTTCACAATGTCCGGTTAATCAGCCCAGCAGCTGACCTGGTGATGGATAACACACAGGCTGCATTTTGCACTGGTGTGACCGTTACGGTGGGAGGGGTGGATGAGTAATTCACTGTTACCGCCTAACGCCAGCGGGCTAGAACGTGACATCGAGCAGGTGATCGTTCAATCGACAGACTTGCCGATTCGCATCAAGAACCTGTGGGACCCATATTCCTGCCCTTTGTCGTTGCTGCCTTGGCTGGCCTGGGCCCTGTCTGTGGATGAGTGGGACGACCGCTGGCCGGAGCATATCAAGCGGCAGGTGGTGCAAGATTCTTTTGATGTTCACCGTTTTAAAGGCACCCCGTATGCGGTGCAAAAGGCGCTGGACAGTTTGAATATCAAAACGCACCTGCGGGAGTGGTGGGAGCCTGACGGAAGCCAGGAGCCCGGCACCATGACCGTGGTGGCCTTGATTAACGAAAACCTGACCGACGATGACAACGGGCTGATAACCGAAGCCATGCTGGAGCAGGTCACCCGGGTTATTCATACCGCTAAGCGCGGCGTGATCCACTTTGATGTGGAGCTAGGCATTAGCCTGGAGGAGACCTTGGGCCTCTCTGGTGCTATTGGGCCCTCTATCGCAGAGATAGACTTTTCTTCTGATTTTCTACCTATTGTTCCGGAGAAAGGTAGTGCTGACATGGCTTTTTCTGCAGCGCTCTATGGTATTGGCTCTGCTGATTTTCTTGCTGATATGTCTGGTGTTATTCCAGATGAGTCCAGCAGCCATGTTTTTGTTTGTGGTGGGCTGGCTGGAATATCTGCATCGTGGTTGGAATTTGAAGGAGACCTTTAATGGCAGGGTTAAAACTGCAATTCACTGAGGCCGGGCTGGCAGAGCTTATCTCTGCAAAAGAGCAGGGCATCAAGGGGGCTATTTCTCATCTTGCTTTTGGCGATATGGCTTACACGCCAAATAAGTCTCAGACGAGACTGCAGCGAGAGCAAGAGCGAGTAGAGATAGCTGATTATCAGGATGGTGGGCTGTCTTTGCGGATGGCTGCTGTTTTCTCGGGTGAGAAAGAATATGCAATCAGAGAGATAGGCGTCTTCTTATCAACAGGCACTCTTTTAGGTGTTTATTCGCAATCAGGGAAAACCATTGGCTACAGAACTCCGTCCGTAAAAGTTATGCAGTGGTTTACGTTAAATATAACGGCATTGCCTTCGGACAGCGTAACGGTCGTCGTTGGAACTGAGAACTTAAACTTAATTCTTGATGCGGAGTTTATGGAAAGCGCTGCCTCCTTTATGAGGCTTGGTGCCGCAACAATTAAGCAGGCGCTGTGGAATTTACAACTTAGCGAAAAAATCCGAGCTTTGGAGAGCTGATTAATGGGAACAATTACAGAGCAAATTGAAAGCTTAAAAACTGCCTCCGCTGAGCAAACAGCCGCATCTCAGGCGCTGGCTCAGGAAGTATCAGGCAAAATGGCCGCCATCGATAAAAAGACTAATGACTCGATAGCTAAAGTCGAAAGTACCTATGACCAAAAGGCCAACGGCTTGACGATCATTGCTACGGACGGCTATCGCAAAGCGGTCGAGCATAATTCAGGCGGTCGAAACACAGTCATTTATGATGCCCAGGGCAACCCTAATATCATGTGCGTCATCCCGCGCTTCAACATTGAAGACCTGGGATTAACAGAGCTTGATCTTGGCACAGGTGTTCACCCTGCATTTGTAACGAACGGAGCGCCTCGCGGCGAAATCCTTGTCGGCAAATATCTGGCGTCATCGGCGGCGGGCGGTTCTGCCGTTATCGGTGGCCCTCAGCCGCGAACCTCAGTTAACTATGACACTGCAAAGCAGCTTTGCACGCAGAAGGGTGACAACTGGCACCTTATGTCGATTCACGAGTGGGCCGCCATTGCACTCTGGTCTCTGGCCAATGGTACTGTGCCTCGTGGTAATACGAACTATGGTCGCAGCCACGAAGCGAAGTGGGAAAACGCTCGACGTGCCGACAACGGACTGCCTGGCGATACCAGTGGCACTGGGCGAACCGACACAGGCAAGGGCCCCGCAACGTGGAATCACGATCATACTGAGTTCGGCGTATGTGACCTGGTCGGCAACGTCTGGGAATGGATTGACCAGATGAAATTGGATGACGGCCAAATCCTGACAACGCTGGATAACAACCCGACGGTTGCTGAGGCTAACTGGCATCGCCACCCAGCCTATTTTGATTCGACATCCGACAACCAGAGCGGTGCTGGCAACAATGGTTCACCGGTGCTCAGCAACTCGGTTACCAAGCGTAACGGGCCTACCGATGACGATAGTCACGACTATCCGTACATGCACAACCCGCACTTTGCTGCGATCACAAAGTCGGCTGGATATACGCCTAACGAGCTGCTGCGTCGATTGCTCATCGAGTCAGCAACCGCAACGACAGTTGGCGGCGGCCTCTGGTGTCGCAACTATGGCGACCGATTCCCGCGTCGCGGGGGCGGCTGGGGCAGTGGCTCGGACGCGGGGCTGGGCGCGCTCAGTCTGGAC